CCAACATCCTCGAATACGGACGGCACGGGCAACCGGCAAAACCGTTCTTGAAACCTGCGAAATCGGCGTCCAAGTCTGCCGCAATCGAGGCGATGAAGCGAAAACTTGAGGAGGAGGTGCAAAGCAGATGAGTCTGCTTGAGGATTTACAAACAACCCTTTCCGAGTTGGATATCCCTGTGGAAACGGGCATCTTCTCGGACAAGGCCCCGGAACAGTATCTCGTTATCATTCCTCTTTCCGATACCTTTGACCTTCATGCGGATAACGCACCCGGCGTCGATGTGCAGGAAGCGAGGCTGTCCCTGTTTACAACCGGCAGTTATACGACTGCCAAGAACAAGCTGATCCGGCTCCTGCTGCGTGATGATTTCACCATCACCGGCAGGCTGTACAACGGATACGAAACTGAAACCGGCTATCACCACTACACCGTGGATGTGGCCAAACACTATGAAATGGAGGTATGACCAATGGCAACAATCGGTCTTGATAAACTTTTCTACTCCAAGATCACCGAGGATGACAACGGCAATGAAACCTACGCCACCCCGCAGGTCTTGGCAAAGGCTATGACGGCTGACCTCTCGGTCGAGCTGAATGAAGCCACCCTTTATGCGGATGACGGCGCAGCGGAAGTCGTGAAGGAGTTCAAAGCCGGTACGCTTTCCCTCGGTGTGGACGATATCGGCGCACCGGTGGCCAGTGATCTCACCGGCTCCACCATCGATACAAACGGCGTCGTCATTTCTGCTTCCGAGGACGGCGGCGATCCTGTGGCCGTGGGCTTCCGTGCGAAGAAATCTAACGGCAAATACAGGTATTACTGGCTGTACCGTGTAAAGTTCGGCATCCCGGCCACCAACCTCGCCACCAAGGGCGACAGCATCACCTTCTCCACGCCTACCATCGAGGGCACGATCATGCGTCGAAACAAACTGGACGCATTCGGCAAGCACCCGTGGAAAGCCGAAGTCACTGAAGGCACTGAAGGCGTCGATCAGTCTGTCATTGACGGCTGGTACGATGAGGTGTATGAACCTGTCGGAGAGCTGAATCTTTCCCCGATTCATCTTCCCAGCGGCGATGTAACGATGTAAGGAGGACTTGGCATGGATACAGAACGCAGCGCAGTTATCAATATCGGCGGCGTGGACTATGAACTGGTCCTCACCACCAGAGCAACTAAGGAAATCGCCGGTCGCTATGGCGGTCTGGAGAACCTTGGAGATAAGCTCATGAAGAGCGAGAACTTTGAGATGGCTATTGACGAGATCGTCTGGCTCATCTCGCTTCTGGCCAATCAGAGCATTCTCATCTACAACCTGAAACACAAAGATAAGCCCAAGGACCTGCTCACCGCAGAGGAAGTGGAGCTTCTGACGGTGCCTTCTGATCTGGCTGAATACAAGACGGCAATCACGGAGGCCCTGTACAAAGGCACCAAGCGCAACATCGAAAGTGAGAACGATCCAAAAAACGCAGTGGTCGAGTAAGTGACGAAGAGTTATTTACTCGACTTCTTTATTACGGCATCGCCCATCTTCACCTGACACAGGAGGAAGTCTGGACGATGCCGTTTGGCTTGCTCCTCGATCTGTGGGAGTGCCACAAACAGTATAACGGTCTGGCAACACCGAAACGGGAACACTTCATCGACGACATTATCCCGGACGGAATCTAAGGAAAGGAGGCGGTTCGTATGGCAGACAATTTCGGTCTAAAGATCGGTCTTGAGGGCGAGAAGGAATTTAAAAAGGCCCTTGCTGACATCAACTCCTCCTTCAAGGTTCTCGGCTCGGAGATGAAGCTGGTCACTTCGCAATTCGATAAAAACGATTCTTCTGTCAAAGCTCTCTCCGCTCGAAACGAGGTCCTGAATAAGGAAATCGATGCCCAGAAGCAGAAAATCGAGCTTCTCCGTCAGGCCCTGCAGAACGCAGCTGAATCCTTCGGAGAGAACGACCGCCGGACGCAGAACTGGCAAATCCAGCTAAACAATGCGGAAGCCGCACTGAACGATATGGAGCGGGAACTCGATTCCACAGCTGACAGTGCTGACGACATGGGCGAAGAAATCGAGGATTCCGGTGAAGCGGCAGAAAAATCCAAGAGCAAGTTTGAAGGCCTCGGTAAAGTGCTGAAAACAGTCGGTGTAGCAATGGGAGCTGTCGTTGTTGCTGCCGGTGCCGCTGCGGTCAAGCTCGGCAAAGAGGTAATCTCTGCCTACGCAGATTATGAGCAGCTTGTCGGCGGTATTGACACTCTCTTCAAGGATTCATCTCAGGCAATGCAGACTTATGCTGCAAACGCCTATAAGACTGCCGGTCTTTCTGCAAACGAATACATGGAGACGGTCACGAGCTTTTCTGCAAGCCTGATCGCTTCCCTTGGCGGCGACACTGAGAAAGCCGTCAAGTATGCGGATATGGCTATTACGGATATGTCCGATAACGCCAATAAAATGGGCTCGGATATGTCCACGCTTCAGGCGGCTTATCAGGGCTTCGCCAAGCAGAACTACACAATGCTGGACAACCTGAAGCTCGGCTACGGCGGCACCAAGACCGAGATGGAAAGGCTGCTTGCTGATGCGGAGGCAATTTCTGGTATCCACTACGATATTTCCTCCTATGCAGATGTTGTCGAGGCAATCCATGTGATACAGACAAGCATGGATATCACTGGCACCACGGCAAAGGAAGCTGAGCACACAATTTCCGGCTCGATCAACTCTCTTCAGGCGGCAGTAAAGAATCTTGTTGTCGGCTTTGGAGACGCTGATGCGGATATGCAGATGCTCTGTGAGAACGTTGTTGATGCTTTCCAATCCGTTATAGAAAACATCACTCCGGTCATTGAAAACATCGTGGCTGCACTTCCGACGGTCTTGAATTCGCTGATTGAGGCTGTTCTTGGCCTGTTGCCGACGCTGCTTGAAACGGTAACTAACCTGTTCGCTCAGGTCCTTAACACCATCATAACGTTGCTTCCCCAGCTGATCCCCGTTGTTTTTGAGGCCGTGATGACAATTGTGAACACGATCATTGAGAACCTGCCCCTTCTAATAGAGGCAGCGATGCAGATCATTACTTCTCTGGTTCAGGGCATTAGCGAGGCTTTGCCGGTATTGATTCCGGCTGCTGTTGAAGCAATTGTCACCATTGTACAGGGCCTCATAGACAACCTGCCCATGCTGCTTGAGGCGGCTTTGGCTCTCATCGAGGGGCTTGCTCAGGGTATTTTGGATGCAATTCCTGTCCTGATTGAGGCACTCCCAGAAGTAATCGATAGTATTGTGACTTTCTTCTTGGACGCCATTCCGCAAATCATCGACACCGGTATCCAGTTGCTTACTTCGCTGGTGGAGGCCCTTCCAGAGATTATTACAGCAATTGTGGCAGCCATCCCGAAAATCATAGACAACATCATCAATGCCGTCTTGAACGCTATCCCGCAGATCATTCAGGCCGGTATTCAGCTCCTGATTTCACTGATTCAGGCTCTGCCGCAGATTATAACGACCATCGTTCAGGCGATCCCGCAGATCATCTCCGGTATTGTCAACGCCCTCATCGGGAACATCGACAAGATCATCATGGCCGGTGTTCAGCTGTTTGTGGCCTTGATTCAGAACCTGCCTACCATCATCGTGGAAATCTGTAAGGCCGTGCCGCAGATCGTTTCTGGCATTGTTTCTGCCTTCGGCTCCCTAATGGGCAAGATCGTCGAGATCGGTGGCAATATAGTCAAAGGCCTCTGGCAAGGCATCACGCAGCTGGCCTCTTGGCTCTGGGACAAAGTGTCCGGCTGGATTTCCTCCATCTGGAACGGCATTCTGGACTTCTTCGGAATCCACTCACCGTCCAAGGAAATGGCGTGGGTCGGCCAGATGCTGGTCAAGGGTCTGTCCGGTTCCATTGAGGACAACGGCGACGAGGCGGTTAAGGCTGCAGAAGCCATGAGCGAAGACATCGATGATGTCATGAAGGGCCTTGCCAAAGATATGAGCACCGCACTTCCGACAAATTTCGACATCGATGGGAATGTGGGTGGTGCGATTGCCTCTGCTGCTGACGGCTTAGGGAGGACCTCCGGTTTCTCTCTGCAGCTGAACATCGCAACCTTTAACAATTATTCAAGCGACGACATCGAGCAGCTGACCAATGAGATCATGGTCACCGCCGGTCAGTTTGCTAAACGGAAAGGAGTGGTTTTCGCATGAATTATTTTGAATACAACGGCATCAGCTCTTTGGATATGGGCCTTCGTATCGAAAGCAAGAATGTGTTTTCCGCTCCGAAATATGAATCGAAGTTCCAGTCTATCCCCGGACGAGATGGTGACCTGATCCTTCCGAATGGCCGGTTCCCGAACGTCCAGATTACTTACTCAGTGTTCCTTCCGGCAAAGACAAAGGAACAACTGGCCGAGAAGATCGCTGCAGTGAAGGCGTGGCTTTTCTATGAGCCGGACCGCTATCACGAGCTTAGGGACAGCTACGACACCACGGGCTTTCGGAAGGCGGTCATTAACACCCAACTCGATATTGAGGACCAGCTGAACAAGATCGGTGTCTTTACGGTCAGTTTTTCCTGTATGCCTTTTCGGTATCTGGACGAAGGCCAAGAAGCTATCACGATTACTTCGTCCCCGTACACGATCACCAATCCTACGGTCTTTCAGTCAAAACCGTACATCCGGGTCAATGGGAACGGTGAAGGCAGAATCTCCATTAACAGTACAAGCCAGCATCCGCATTGGGATCTCACGAATATCGACGGATACATCGAATTTGATAGTGAGCAGATGAACTTCTACAAGGGAAGCGAACCGAAGAACGACTGCGTGGAAGGCAGTGGTTTTCCCGTTCTTGATCCCGGTACAAATAGCATCATCTTTGCGGGAGATATCACATCTGTATCCGTGATTCCAAGGTGGGTGACGCTATGATTCCGGTACTATACAGAGCAAACGTAACAGAGTTCACGACCTTTGGCCTCGGTGCACTTTCTGACGCTATTTCCTGTGAGGTGACCGAGGAGCGAAACGGTGCCTTTGAGCTGGTGATGAAGTATCCGACAACCGGCCAGAACTACAATCTTCTGGCAAACGAACGACTGATCAAGGCAAAGCCCAACGACACTGCCAACGATCAGGCTTTTCGCATTTACAGGATTACCACTCCACTGAATGGCGTCGTGACGGTCTATGCACAGCACCTGTCGTATGACCTCTCGAACATCGCAGCCCTGCGATGGGAAGCAAGC